GTTGAGAGATAAAATTAATGGCTGAAGGGGGCGTTATGCAAAATATAAAAAGTATGCAAGATCAGATGGACTTATTTGATTATGATGGCATGAAAGACGATGGTATGTTACGTGATCCTGTCTCTGGTAATGAAGTGCCACCTGGTTCTATGGCAAAAGAAGTTAGAGATGATATTCCTGCAATGTTATCAGAGGGAGAGTATGTAGTTCCTGCAGATGTCCTTAGATACTATGGAGTAAGTTTTTTTGAGAATCTACGCAATCAAGCTAAAAATAATTTACAACAGATGGAAAGAACAGGTAGGATAGGTGGAGAACCTATTACTCCAGAACAAGCTCAACGAAATATGCAGATTAAACCTGTAGGTATGCCTAAACCAGCTACTGCAAATCAAGGTGGGGTAATGACAGGTTTTCAAAGTGGGGGAGATAACTCTATTTTTAGTCCACAAAATTTGCCTCAAGGTAGAAATCCCCTAGAATATTTGTCCCCTTTTTCTACAATGAGTTCTTCTGCAATTGCAAATAGAGCCGCTACTGCAGGAACAACTTCAATCACTCAATTTAGAAAACACTATAATGCAACTGGAAAATTTATAAATATTAAATATATTTCTGATCCTAATAATCCAAGTGAGTTTATTATAGATACAAGTGATCCTCAAAATGTAGAAAATGCTGCAGCATACCCACTTACTGAGGAAGGATATGCTGCTTTAAAACCTGAATTTGAAACACAAAAGAAAGATCGTAGAGAGTTTGTTCCTGATAAAAAACCAGATACAAGTTTCTTAGAAGGTATTAGTGCTAATGATGCAGAGGGTTTAAAAAATAAAGCAGGAGAACTATTAGATTTAAAAAATATGCCTGGCCTTACAAGACCTGGAGGACTTGGCCCTCCTGGTTTACAATTGCTTGGAGGTATATCTAGTATTAATAGATTAGCACAAGCTAAAGGAATTATGAAATTTGCAGAAGAGCAAGGAATGCGTGAAACAGCTAGTGAAATACAGAAACTAATAGATAATAGTGCTTTTGACACTGGTTTCTTTAAAACACTAGATAACTTAGGTATTGGCACAGGAAATAGTTATAAAGAAGTAATTAAAAATTATTATTCTGGTAAATATGATGAGGTCTTACCAAATGCAAGATACGATAGTGCTGGTAAAAATGTAGGACAACGAAGAGAATATACTTTTAACGAAGATACTTCAGAAGGTCTGTATAACTTACATGAAGCTATGCAAGGAACTTATGGTGAAAGAGCAAGGTATCTTGCAAATCAACAAATATATAGTCAATCACTTGCTAAAAAAGGTTTTGATGATGTTAGTTATTATGGCTCAAGTAAAAGTATTACTGATCCAGATTTTTTCTCTGCGGTGCCAAAAACTGCTGTATCTAATGAACCACCTAAACAAGTAACTTCAGGTCGAGATAATGATGGTCCAACTGCTGCACAGATAGCTGCTGCTAGAAGAGAGGGCGATAGAATAGACAAGGAACAGCAAGAAAAAATTGTAAGTTCTGGTAATGTTTACTCATCTGACCCAAAGGAAGCAATAGAACAAATGAAAGAAAAAGGCACTTTTAACGTGGGTGGAAGAAATAAAGGTGGTCTAATGGCTACCCCAAAGAAAAAGAAAAGAGGTAGACCTAGAAAGTCTGGACTCGCAGGTAAACAATAAGGCTACCCAGTTACGACTGGCCCCAACATAAGGAGAATAAAATGCCTGAACTAGCAGAAGTAGAAACTCAAAAGACTGCAGGATTTGTAGATAGGGGATATAACTATACACGAAAACAGCAGCGTTTAGAAGAGGACGAAAAGGAGATTAAACGTCTTGAAGCAGAGCATCGTGGTGAATCTGAACAACAACAAGAAGAAGAAACTACCGAAACGAAAGAGGCCGATACAGAAGTTAAAGAAGAAACGTTATCTGCAGAAGAAAGAAGTTTTAAAAAACGCTATGGTGATTTAAGGCGTCATATTCAAAAGAAAGAAAAAGAGTGGGAAGAAAAGTTTGAAGCTCTTCAAAAACAATCTAAAAGACAAGGTATAGCACCACCTAAATCTGATGATGATATAGAAGAATGGGCAAAAGAAAATCCTGATGTAGCTGGCATAGTAGAAACTATCGCTGCACAAAAAGCACAAGAGATGTTTTCTAAAGCTGAGATACGTCTACAGGAGCTAGATGAAGCACAGGCAGAACTTACGAGAACAAAAGCAGAGAATGAAATTAGAAAGTCTCATGAAGATTTTGATCAACTAAGACAATCAGATGACTTTCATACTTGGGCAGATGAACAACCTAAGTGGGTTAGGGATGCCTTATATGAAAACTCTGATGATCCTGCTTCAGTAGTACGTGTTATTGATTTGTATAAAGTTGATAAAGGTATTACAAACAATGACAGAAAAACAAAAAGAAAAGCAGCAGCCTCTACTGTGACTAAACGTAGTAAAACACAAGTAGATGTAGAGGACGCAAACAATGTAATTACAGAGTCTGAGGTTTCACGTATGACAGCCGAAGAGTTTGAAGAAAGATCAGACGAAATTAACAAAGCAATACGCTCTGGTAAATTCGTTTATGATATATCTGGCAAAGCTAGATAATTGTTGACAAATATAAAATCAACAGTATAACTAGGGGTATATGTACAAAAGCCTCTTTTGACCACCTTTTGTACAAACCTTTATTCCAAAAGTCTAATTTGATAAGAACTACCTGTTCAAGTATAGGCCCAGATATTATTTGGTAGGCCAACTAAATATTTCTGCACCCTAGAAAATGTAACAGCCTCTTGTAAACGTTAGCTTTGTAACCCGAAGCCAATTATAAGGAGGATTTATTATGGCTTTTCAAACAGCAGCGGGTTACGGTAATTTACCAAACGGTAATTTTAGTCCCGTAATCTACTCCAAAAAGGTACAGCTTGCTTTCCGTAAAGCTGCTACCGTAGGTGATATTACGAACTCTGATTATTTTGGGGAGATTGCTGCCCAAGGTGATACAGTGCGTATTATCAAAGAACCCGAAATTTCGGTGAAAGAGTATGCTCGTGGCACCACCGTCACAGCACAAGATTTGGATGATGAAGACTTCCAACTTGTTATCGACAAAAGCAACTACTATGCTTTTAAAATGGATGACATTGAGGAGGCTCACAGCCACATCAATTTTCTACAGCTTGCTACGGATCGCGCAGCGTATCGTTTAGCTGACCAATATGACCAAGAAGTTCTTGGCTACATGTCAGGTTTTAAACAGTCTGCGCTACATGCAAAAGCAGATACAGCTAATACTACCGTAAATGGTACAAAGGCTGTAACAACTGCAGGATCAGACGAATTGCTTTCTAGCATGAAACTGATCAAGAGTTCATTTGGCAACATTACAACAGCATCTGCTGGTGATCACTCGATTCCAGTAACTGCACGTATGCCAGGTGCTACTTCTCTACCAACTGCAACTGTTTCACCTGCAATGATTGTTGCTCGTATGAAACGTCTGCTTGATCAACAGCAAGTTGACACTAATGGTCGTTGGCTCGTAATTGATCCAGTATTCATGGAGATTCTATCTGATGAAGATAGCCGTTTCATGAATGGAGACTATGGTGAGTCTGGTGGACTTCGTAATGGTCTTGTGATCAACAACTTTCACGGTTTCCGTTTGTACTCGTCTTCAAACCTACCAGCAGTGGGTACGGGGCCAGGCACATCAGGAACAGCAAACCAAAACTCTAATTTTGGTGTGATTGTTGCTGGACATGATTCTGCTGTTGCAACTGCAGAGCAAATCAGCAAGACTGAAACATATCGTGACCCTGACAGCTTTGCTGACATTGTTCGTGGTATGCATCTATATGGCAGGAAGATTCTTCGTCCAGAAGCAATTGTAACTGCTAAGTATAACGCAGCGTAAGGGAGGACATAGACATGGCTACTTTTGACTTAACCTCTAAAGCAACCGTTGGTGTTGATTCCAATTCTGTTGCTGTACCACCCTCACGTTTCCAAGGTTTTGGGATGTACATGCGTGAAGCAGTCCTTGACATTGAAAAAATGGTTGAGGATGGATACTCTTGTACTAACGGGGATGTTTTTCAAGTTTTGGAAATCCCTGCTAATACGATGGTGCTTTTTGCAGGTGCTCAAATCCTAAAATCTTTTAACGGTAGTTCACCTACTGTAGATATTGACTTTGCAGAAGGTGATGATATTGTTGATGGGGCAGATGTTACTGCTACTGCTGGGACATTCCTAGCAAGTGGTAGTAATGGTGCTGCAATGACAACATCAGGTACTATTACTTTTACACAGCACGTAACTACAACAGACACTATTGATGTGGTATTAGCTGCATCTAGTGCTGATGTTACGGAAGGTAAACTTCGCGTAATGGCTTGTTGCATTGAAACAGGTATTCGTGGTGGTGTAGAAGCTACTGAAGTGGATCGTGATCTGCTTGCATAAAAACTTTAGGGGCTGACTTAGGTTAGCCCCTTTAGCTTATCTTAGGAAAACAAAATGGCACTCACTTTTTTAACACTAACTAATGATGTTATAACTAGGATGAATGAAGTAGTGCTTACTTCTAGTAATTTTTCTGCATCTAGAGGTATACAGACACAGTGTAAAAATGCAGTAAATGATGCTATTAGGTATATCAATCAAAGAGAGTTTGGATATTCTTTTAATCATGCCTCTAACAGTTCTACACTTACCCCAGG